CGTCCAGTAGCCCTGTCACGCTCCGCACCAGTGGCATAATGTTCTTTCTCTCCAGAGTTTGGTAGTTCTTCGGTGTCCATAGTTTTGTTATTTGTTTTTGTTTTTTATTGTATTCTTGTTTTCTTAGTAGTCGTGCCATCCACGCATTCATCAAAGCTTCCTGTTCTGTTTGTCCCTTCTTCTCGTACAAAGCAACAACAGATTCCCAAGTGTATCCGTTATCATCCAACCATCTCTTAGCAGTCACAGCTCCTACTCCCTTTGCTCCGCTGAATCCATCTGTTGAATCTCCCATCAAAGCTTGTAGTAGGTGGAAGTGATCTGCTTCTTCTTCTGTAGGTTCGTGGTATTCTTCTCTGTTATAATCGTAGAAGATTCCTGGTACACTTTTGAAGTCCTTGTCTATTGATACGATGATACGCTTGTCTTGTCTGTTAGGTCTTTCAGTAGCTAAGATACTTAACACATCATCAGCTTCTATGTTAGCCCACAGTTGTGCGTCTAGTTCATTGATCATCCATTCCTTCATAGGTTTTAAGATGATAGGTAACACTGACTTCCTTCTGTTCGACTTGTACTCAGGGAATAGTTTCCTTCTGAAGTTTGCTCGGTCACTCAACGCTAACACTACTTCATCTGCTTTAAGTAAGTCTTTGAATTGTTCTATCCTTCCAATGACTCGGTCCTTTGCTACTGCCATGTCTGCGTGTACAGTCCACAACTCTTCTTCCCATTGTATATTTTCTTGTGCTATGATTGACGATTCAAATGCTAATACATCTGCGTCAATTAGTATGGTTGTTTTACTCATAGAATATGCTCCAGTTCTCTTGGTGTTTTTTATATTTTGATTTACTATCAGGTAGGAGACTTAACTTTAATGTTACTCCATTTATTTCTTCTCTTGGTATTAACCACCACATCTTCTCAGGTACAATATAACATCCTACCACATCTATCGAGTCACACATATAAGACTTTCCTGTGCATCCTGATCCACTGTTTATATGATATGTATTAGCTGATGATTTATTACCTGAGGCTTTGATCTGTACTTTTAAAGTACCTGCTGGACAAGTAACAATGAAGTCCCAAGGCATAGGCGTAGTAGGTACATGAGGTTCAAAGTCTCGCTCTAAACATTCAGTTGTAAACCTTGACTCTGCTATTGCTCCGATTCGTTGGGTCTTTGATGAGGGCATAGTATTATAAGTTTGTTCATTCTTCCAATCCCAGTGAACATTTAATTCAGTTGTATCATACAATTCTGCAAGGGACAAGTAGTAATCAAACTCAGGTTCTTGTTTTAGTGTGTCTCTGCCCATGACTCTCCTACTTTATATTCACCGTCCATAGGACACTTCATGTTTAGCTCTCTACCTGCTGCTTGGATTGCTTTGACAGCTAACTCTCCGTATGTCTCTGCTAACTCAGGTTTAACTTCAGCTTGGAACTCATCGTGTATGTTACCTACAAAAGCATACTCTCTTCCGTGTTGCCATCCAATGTCAGTAAGCTTGGTATTTAGTTTTATTAAAGCTACCTTCATAAGGACAGCACCAGCAGATTGAAGTAACATATTGAGTGCAGCGTGTTCACTTCTTATAGGTAGAATCCTACCGTCTAGTCCTGTTAAACATCCATTCTGTTCTGCCTTCTGTTGGATTAATTGTTTAAGCATCTTCAACGCAGGTAAGTTAGATAAGAACTTCTTCTTTAATCTACTACCATCTTGTGCTGTACCCTCTACAATCTCTCCTATCTTTGCATCACCTGCTCCGTAAAGGAATCCATAGATGAATGTCTTAGCTTGGTCTCTAGTCTTTAACCCTGCTGCCTTCTGATTAACAGAGTGTATGTCTCCTTCAAGAATAGCTTTAGTGTACTCTCCTCCGTCCCAAGTTGACAGGTAGTGTGCAAGCATACGAAGTTCTAAACCACTGGCATCAACACCTACTAACTTGTATCCCTTTTTAGTTATAAATAAAGAACGACATTCCTCACCGTACTCTGCTCTTGTAGCTGGTACTTGTGCTAGGTTAGGTAAGCTATGAGTACATCTGCCTGTGACTGCTCCGTTTGTGTTGACTCGTCCGTGGATTCTGCCATCCTTAACTAATCTTAGCCATCCATTCTTGCCTTCAGCTAGTTGCCCTAGTCTCTTGACTACTAACAAATACTCCAGCAAAAGCTTCGCTGATGGATGGTTAATAGATTTTAAAGTAGACTCATCAATCTTCACAGTCTTTCCGTCATTGGATACAGGTATTTCAAAACCTAAAGCTTCAAGTCTTTCTTTAATTTGTTTACGACTACCAGGGTTAAAAGGTATGATCTTCTCTTGAGCACCTAACGATACAGCTTCTTTAACTAAAGTCTGTTTTAATCCTCTAGTTTTTAACTCCTCCTTTAACTTTGCTTTAGTAGGTGCGTTGATTACTTCGATGAAGTTGCTGTGTTTTATTTCCAAGCTCCATCCTGAAGCACTCTTCATCTTCTCAACAGTAGGTTCAAACATCTCTTGTAACTTATCTTGTAGCTTTGCTCGTACTGCGTTTAACTTCTGCTCCAGTTGTTCAGCTTTATCTATATCAAAAGCAAAGCCTTGACTCTCTTGTAATCTGATGATGTAAGCAAACCAATGTTCAATAGCTAACATCTTCCTACTAGGTTCAAACTTAGTTAAGTATTCATACAAGGTCTTAGTTACTAACACATCTCGTTCACAATACTTCTTCATCTCTTCGTTGTAGTGATCGAATGCACCCTCCTCTTCTCCGTAAGTAAGCTTTAACATCTCACCCATCCTGTGTCCCCAAGCTTTTAAACTGTGACTACCTATCATAGAAGGGTCAAAGTTCTTACGCTTGAAGTCATCTTCTCTAAGGTCAGGATGTACACACCTACTCATAACAAGCGAGTCTTGTACTCGGACCAAAGGTGGATGGAAGTTATACAACTTAGCTAACGCAGGTAGATCAAACCCTATCACATTATGTCCTATGATCTTGTCTGCTTTGCTTAACATATTAAGTCCTTCCTTTATCCCTTCACCTTCAAAGGTAATCATCTTAGCTGCTATAGGATCGTAGATGGATATGCAATGACAGACCTTGAGGTCACTCAGATTAGTGAAGTCCTCGATGCCGTTTGTTTCTATATCAAAGAATAGTATTTTCATATTGTTAAAACGGACTTGGTCCGTTGTTGGTTGTTATTGTTTTGTCTTTGAATTGGTTCTCATCTTCTGTGTACCTACCACTGTCTTGATCGTAGAACAAGGTAGTAGCTAGTCCAGTTTCTCCTGAGAATCTATTCTTTAAGACTCTTACTTTTGTTTCGTTATTGTTTTCTTTTTGTTGGTTTCTCTCTAGTCCTATGACCATATCACTAAGTTGTGGTATCGAATGACTACCTCTCAGGTCTGCAAGTCTAGTGACTCCTCCTTCCTCATGTCCTCCACCATTCGGTGGTCTTCTAAGGTGAGATACTAACACCATTCCACATCCAGTCTCTTCTACTAAGCTTCTAAGTTGTGTCATTGTGTTATCAATTAACCGTCGTTCATCATCTCCTTGGATACCACTAACTACAATAGATAGATGGTCAAGGAATATCCACTTACAACCTAGTCCTTTGCACAGGTAGCGTATCTTACTTAACAAGTTATCACTCTCTGTACTTCCGAAGTGATCATAGGTATAGAAGTTCTTGTTACCCATCGTCTCATCGAATGCTTTGCGTAACTCCTCCTCCTTTAAATCATTCTCAAGGTGGAGTGGTTTGTTAAGATGAATGCCCATGATGCCAAGTGCAGTTCTTCTTACTGATTCTTCAAGTGCTATATAACCTACGGTCTCGCCAAGTCCAAGGAGATGGTGACAAACTTCACGACAGAACAAGGACTTTCCAATCCCTGAACCAGCACAAAGTGTCACCAACTCTCCTCGTCTTATACCGTGTGTCATACCATTCAAAGAAGCATACGGATAAGGTTGTGACTCAGAAGTATCCTCCTTTATAACAGCTTGCCATATATCTTCTCCTCCCACTATCCCATCAGGTCTATATTCCCTCGCTTGCCATAGACAATTCACCAACTCCTCGCTACGCTTTGCCACTAACATATCGTTAGCATCTTTAAGAGGTAACTCTGCAATGTGTGCTTTTCCTGGTGTCAATAGTGCAGCACATTTAGCTGCTCCATCTCTTCCTGGATCATCATTATCAAAGCAGAAGATTACTTTCTCAAAGCTTTCCAACCAATCAATTGCTTGGCTGACATACTTCTTTGCTCCTCCTGCTCCGTTAGGTACACTAACCACAGCCCACTTGTTTCCGAAAGCTTGACTGACACTTAACGCATCAATCTCACCTTCACATACTACTACTCTTCTTCCACCACTACTCCAAAGGTGCTGTCCGTATAAGCCATACAGCTCTCCTTTGATAGAGAAAGTTTTGTTAGCGAATCGTAGTTTCTGTGCGACAAGTGCTCCGTTTCTACTCTTGTAGTTAGCAATGTGTACTGGTTCTCCGTTGTGAGTTCCAATGTGATACCCCCACTTCTGACAAGTCTCCTTTGTTAAGTTCCTTCTGGCTACTTCTTGTGGTTTGCCTGTGATAAATGTGGTATCGTTGGTTGTTGGTAGTGTCATAGTTTGTTGTCTGCCTCGACTGTATGAATCACAGCTGAAACATTTTGTGCTTCCGTCGTCGTTGACTGCAAGAGCGTCACTCGATCCACACTTTGCACACTGCTGATGCGTTCTAGTGAAAGCCATTGTTTTGGTATTTGTTTATGTGCATATAATATTCCTTTCTTCTCACACCACATCGCATAGGTAGTCTTACTTCCTTTACGAATCTTGTTGTAAGCATTTTGAAATAACAACCTAATGTCTAAGTCAGGATGTTGTTCCTTGATTAACAAGTGTTTAGTCCTATCCTCCGTGACCCACCTCCCCTTGGTTTCAATTATGATTCCGTTGGGGAGGATGAAGTCAGGAGTGTAGGTACTAAGACGCTTGTACTCGATCACTAACGATTCGTAAGTATACTTTATACCACATCGTCTTAGTTGTGATGCTATTCTCTCTTCAAATCCAGACCTAAAAGTCTGCTTTGATAATGTCCTCTTCTTCTTCTTCCGCATCAAGAGCTTGGTCAAGGGTTTCACCTCCGTTAACATATCCTCCTTCAACCTCAGTGAAGCCAAAGGATTCTGCTGCTTGACTGGATAGTTCCCCGTCTGCTAACTCTATCACTTGAACACCTAATAACTCCAGTGATACACCTGCTCCTAATAAAGGAGAGAACCAAGGTTTAGGGCGTACGCTTAAACGTACCTTTGATCCACCTCTTATCATTACTTCTCTGTCCCAAGGATTACCTTTAGAATCAAACAGACCTAATGATCTAGTGTATTCACTACCGTCCTTACGCTTACCATTCACTGGTTTCAACTTAGCTTTTAATACATAAGTATCTCCTTCTAATTGAATAGGTAATTCGTATGTCTTTACCTTTTTACCCAGCTCTTCCGCTTGTTCCTTTTGTTTCTTTTCAAGGATAGGCTCTACCTTTTTAATAATAGATTCACCTTCTTGTTTTGTTAGTATTATATTACAGCTGTACTCTCCTTCGGGTACAAACTTTGTACTAGGTGTGTTAACCCAAGGATACTGAGCCGTACCTACAGCTGTTGTTATTGCTTCTTCTCGTTGTCTTGATTTAATCGCCATTGTCTCTCTTTCTTTTATTGTGTTTATTATGAGAATATATACTGACAGTCGTTAAGTGCCGACACATCTAGTGTGCCAAGTTCAGGGCTGTCTTCCAGTGTACATCCTCTTTGTGCTTCAACCTCGTCCTTGAACTTGTTGACAAGATCGTCGCTAAAGTGTTGTTCGTAAATCTCTCTTAGTTGTTGGTGCATTTTCGGTGCGTTCGGGCTTTGAGTTGCAAAGCTATCGTGTATACTTGCTATACAATAATCACTTTTGCAAGCTAATTCCATCATAACAGATGAGTCAAGACTATGTATATAATTAGGTACAATTGCTCGTGCCATTCTTTTACTACATATACCTTTCTGTCTGTTATTAAATGTAAGAATAGTGTTTTGCATATTAAGAATGCTTCTCACTTTAACTATTGTTTGATCGTATAAAGCTTGTACAATTTCCAATCCAAAAGGTGTAGTCCATTTCAAAGGTTTGTCAGTCCTAGCTATACCTTTAAACCACTTCATCAATTCTAAATGTGGTTGGATTAAAGCGTTGGCTTTGTCGTTGATTAAAGAAGCTAAGTATATCATAGCCTCATTAAAATCTTCCTTGCTGAACGGACTACCTAATCCTTCCTTAAGTCTTTTAACAACAGCATCTTCCAAGGCATCTTTACTTGTGTATCCATTCATTCCAAACGGTTTGCACATCACTATCTTCTTCGTAAAGCTACGATCTATTCCAAACTTTAACCAATCTCCAGCCAAGCTGTTCTTACTTTTGTCTTTCATTAACCTATCGTACACTTGATCAGCTACTTCCTGGTATATATCCTGTGGTTTCTGGCAAGGTAATAAGTTAACGTGGTGTCCAGACTCTTCATCTCTTGTTAACAAAGATAGAATCTGTATGCCATTACAACTAGCGTCCATGTGACAAGGTAACCTAGTTTCAAATCCCCATCCGTGCTTTTTAAACTCAGCGTATTCAAAACAAAAGTGTATGAAAGCCCACGGATCACTCGCTTCTTGCCACCAGTTACACTCACAAGGATCATTAGCACTTTCAAGTATCAAGTCCTTCTTCTTATCTATCCAAGCTAATCGTTCTTCATAACTTCCTTT